TCTCGCAACAATGAAAAAAGAAAGGTATCTGTATCAAACGTAGTCTTCATACCCACAATCTGTTATGTAATTGACCTTTATCGAATTTCAATACAACGCCTTGTATGCGTACATCAGAACCATTCTCATCATCAGCAACAAAAATATTTGTACCAACTTCAATCTTTGGTGAATCTTTTGGAAGCTGTATCAAAGAAGTAAAAATGTGAAATGTTCCGCCTGCAACCTGTATTTCAGCGCCTCTACCATTCGTTTCTTCACGACAAGCAGAAATAAATTCTGTTATCGTTTCCGAATCAGTCCAATTTCCTTCATCATCTTGGACGGATTCACCGCCAGCGACAATTGCGAACAAGTAGTGTGGATATTGCTTAATCATTACCAAAAATTTGACCGGTTACGAACTTTCGGGCGATCAACCAAAACATTTTCAAGACCTAATTCATCGCACAAGGCATTATAATACAGCTTCACGGCTTCCATATTCCAAGAAACGGAATACCCTCCCTCTGAAACGTTTTGCGTTGCCCCTTTCAGGACAATAGACATGCGGTTGTACACCGCTTTGTCGCAAGATTGGACATCAACAACGCTTTCACCGCTAATTCCGCTTTTCAAAAGAATAATATCTATATCATCCTCCGAAAGATTCAACCCGTTCAATGATTTGGTCAAATATTCTTTGTTTGTCATCGCACACGCTTTTTAAATGCCGGTGTTTACATTTCTGTATTCACCGACATTATTTTAGTTCTTATTCCACGAGGTAGCGTTTATCTGCATTAAAACAGAACGACCTGCCAAATTCCAAGCCGGGAATAGATTTGCAATTCCTTCGGTTACCTCTTTTACGGGGCTTTCTTCCGAATACTTTTTAATCAAAGTGTGCCCGTTAAGAGCTTTAACTGCTGCACTTCCTTCGAGCTTCAAATCAATCGGTCTTTTCCAGTATGTGTTCCCAAGAACCTTGCTTTCACTGAAAAGAATTACATTTTCCTCGAAAGGATTAGCCGTTGTACGACTTCCATCTGCAAGTTCAAGAGTAATATCCTGGTCGATAACAACAATTTGTAACCCTCTGAAAATCTGGCTTTGCTTCAAAAGGTATGCGTTTACCGTTTCCAGATTAGGTGCATCCTGCGTATTTGCCATGTTCTGCACAAAAGAAGCGCAACGTTTGTATACTTCTTCTTGGTTTGAAAACGTGGTGAACGTATCAAGGCTCATAAAGGCAAACTTGTAATTTGCACCGATGGATTTTCCGATTTGCAAGGCTGCTTTGAAGTCCTTCGTGAAAGGCTTTCCTGATGTTCCGGAAGCATATGAAGTGTCAACACCAATTTTCTGATTGCTTGGAATTTGATAATCAACGTCATATTCCGTAACGATAGCAGCATTATTGCTGTTGGTAAACTTCACTTTGCCAAGAGATATTTGCTTCAGTGCAATCCATTCGGCACGTGCTGCCACGCCGTCCCAGCAATATTTGGTATCTTCAGCCCAGAACTCAACCAGTGCTTTTAGGTCAGGGTTATTGCCCGCCATTGCTACCATGATGTCGTATTCAGTCAATTCGTCCTCTAATTTCTCACGAGAAATCGAGATTTTCGGAATATCTCCCTGTATACGACTGATAGCTTCACGGGTTTTTCTCGGAATTGTAGCACCCCTTGAAACCAAGTCGGCGGCTATCTTTAAGCCTGCCTGTGCCTCTAACATTTTCCATGTCAGAAAATTTGTTTCTTTTAACGGGAAAAGGGTAGGATAATAGAAGTCCTTCAGATCGTACGTACGTACAACGGCCTCCATGTCTTTTTCATTCAACCCTATCATTAATGATTTCTGCATAATTCTTGATTTTTAAGGGATTAAACATAAATTACACCTTTCAGTGCGGTTTTGATTGCATCGGTAACAACAGGGGCATTTGCCTCTTTAACAACAGCGATTAGCCATGCTGGAACAAAAAGGTTATTACCTTTAATAACATCCTCATTACTTCCTACTATAGCTATAGCATCACTTTGTTTTGTAATAGTGTCAGGAACTGGAAATGTCTTCGCTGTTGTTCCATTTAAAGTTGTAACAACTTTAAGAGCCTCATCTTTAGCAATAGCCTTTCCAATAGCTGTACCAACTGTGATAGCATCGTAACCATCGTTTCCACGATTTATATTTGTTATCAGCTTTCCTGTCATAGGATCTGTTTCTGTACCGGCAATGAAGTCACCAACAGCAAGGGTGTGACCCTTATATACCTTAAACGTGGTTGCGCTTGCAGCAGCTGTACCATCAATAGCCTCATAAACAATTGCACCATGCTCGACATTAGGATTTGTTGTAACTGTTACAAGAATAATTTTTGCTCCAGCCGCAAGAGGTGAGGAGAATCCTGCAGCAAGAGTTACAACATCCTTATCAGTATGTGTTGTCCTGTCAATTGCAG